CCGGGAGCTGCGCGCCAACGGCAACCTCATGGCCCCAACCCTCGAATCCGACTACTTCCCCCTATTGCCCGGCCTGAACATGCTCACCCTCACCGGAGCCACCGCCGCCAGTCTCGCGTACAGGCCACTCACACTCATCTAGGAGCACACTCATGCGATACATGATCTTCGACCGCTGGGGCAACCCGCTCGGCGACCTGCCCTACGCCATCAAAGCCATCCGCACCAGAGCCACCGACGGCACCGACACCCTCGACATCACCACCATCGGCGAGATCAACAAGGACGAACGCATCGTCTTCAAGGACTCGATGGGCCGCTGGGCGGAATACCTGTGCCAGTCCACCCAGACCGCCCGCGCCGCAGGCATGCCCGTCACCGTCGCCTACTGCACCGGCAGCATCGCGGAACTCTCGCGCACCTATATCGAGGACAAACGCAACCGCAACGCGAACGCCAAAGCCTGCCTCGCCAAAGCCCTCGAAGGCACCCGGTGGGCGGTCGGCACCGTCGAGACCGGCACCATCACCGGCACGGCCGACCTCAGCTTCTACCACTGCACCGTCCTCGAAGCCATCCAGAAGACCGCCGACACCTACGGGCTCGAAGTCCAGACCGAATACCAGCCCGACCCGACCGGCAACCGGATCGGCCGGCGCATCATCCACCTCGTCGAACACCGGGGCACCGCCAACACCACGAAACGCTTCGAATACGGCAAAGACCTCACCCAAATCAAACGCGACATCGACAGCGGCGACGTCATCACCCGCCTCTACGGGTGGGGCAAAGGCATCGAACAAACCAACGACCAAGGCGAGGCCACCGGCGGATACAGCCGCAAAATCAGCTTCGCCGACGTCAACAACGGCAAACCCTACGTCCAAGACGACCAAGCGCTCGCCAACTGGGGCATACCCGGCCCCGACGGCACCAGACACCACAGCGAAGCAAGCGTGGACTTCCCCGACTGCGAAGACCCCAAGGAACTCCTAAACCTCACCAAAGCGGCGCTCAAGACCCGCACCACGCCGACCGTCAGCTACACGGCCGACGTGACCGCACTCGGCCAAGCCGGATACGACCCGGAAGGCACGGACGTCGGCGACAGCGTGCAGATCATCGACACCAGCTTCACCAATCCCCTCCGCCTCGAAGGCCGCATCCTCCAGATCGAGGAAGACCTAGCCGGCAGCCTCGCCGAAACCAAGATCACCCTCGGCAACATCCGGCAATCCTACACGCAGCGCCTCGCCGCCCAACAGCAGGCCCTCGACAAACTCGTCTCCAACTCCGGCGCATGGAACAGCGCCGCCGGCGGCACCGGCCCGTACATGAAGGACCTCATCGACCGCATCAACCAGATCATGAACGCCACCGGCGGATACACGTACCTCAAACCCGGCCAAGGCATCTACGTGTACGACAAGCCCGAAGACCAGAACCCCACCCAATGCATCCACATCGGCGGCGGCTACTGGCGCATCGCCGACCACAAGAAAGCAAACGGAGACTGGGACTTCCGCAGCCTCGCCAACGGCAAGGGCCTCTTCGCCGACACCATCTTCACCGGCCGACTCTCCGACGCAGCAGGCCTCAATTTTTGGGATATGGACACCGGCGAATTCAGCCTGTCCGCCCGCAGCGCCGTGGGCGGCAAGACCGTGCAGGAATACGCCGACGGCGCGCTCTCCGACGCGAACTCGTACACCGACGCGGCCAAGCAGGCGGCGATCACCGAGGCCAAGCGTCAGGCCGACGCGGCCGACACGGCCAAGCTCGCCGAAGCGAAGAAGTACGCCGAGGCCGATGCGACGAACAAGGCGAACGCGGCCCTCGAGGCGGCGAAGAAGGCGGCAGCGGCCGGCGACACCAGCACGCTCGAAGCCGCCAAATCGTATGCCGACAACACGGCCACGAGCCATGTGAACACGTTCGAGAAGGCGCTCACGCAACAGTACATCTTCAACAAGCTCACGAACAACGGCCAGCTGCAGGGCCTGTACATGAGCGGAGGACTGCTGTACGTCAACGCCACCTACCTGCGAAGCGGCATCATCAGCGGCGCGAGAAGCTACTGGAACCTCGACTCCGGAATCTTCAGCATGAGCGACGCGAACGGATTCGAAACGGTTCATCTCGACGGCGACGGAGTCCATAACACGCTCACCGGCACCTTCCAGACTGGCACGTCCGGATCTCGCCTGTGGATGAGCCCGAAATTCAAACAGAAGCCGATCGGAGGATCCGCCGACATCACCGGCGCCGGCATCTCGTTCATCCACGCAACCACGGCGGCGCAGCAGCCATACATCGCTGCCGAGTCCACGAATTCCGAGATGGGCGAGATCTCGACGCTCACCTTCAACGGCGGTCGTCGCGCGAACACAGATCCAGGCGCCTTCGTACGAGTCGGCAGCACGAAAACCGACAACGCCAAGATGCGAGGTGTCTTCCAGGCACTCGTCATGCGCGACTACAGCCTGTCGTCAAATGACGCGAACAGCTCCGGCGCACGACTGGTGTCTTCGGCCTCTCCAGACACAAACGCGATGGACACGTATTCGGAACTTGCGGCATGGGATCCAAACGGCGCCGTCGGGTTGAAGGCGGACATCAACACCGGATACCTCTACCTAGGGGGCTTCCTCGGGGGCTATACGAACCGTCACACACTCGATGGATCCAGGGCATGGAAGGCATGGATGCCGAACGGCGGGGCAATATCGGTCGGTGCGGCCGCGACCGTGCACTTCACCGTGTCATCGCCGGCAAAATACGGCAGATACTACGCCGTCGCAAACGCTGACGGAGAATGGGGCGGCATCATCATGCACGTCAAAAACACCGGAGGACAATCCGGATGGGACATCCTAATGTACAACGCCGACCGGAACCCATGTACGGTCGACATGTATTGCGACACCTTCGGATGGCTCGTCAAATAAGGAAAGCCAAACATGAGACAAACCATGACAATGAGCGACGGGAACATCATCGTCAACTGCGACGAACCCATCAACGGATACCAGCAATTCGTCTTCTCCCCAGGAACCATTGCATCCTGGACGGCACTGCTCGGACTTGGATCCACAGCCGAAGCAGTCGCCGCGATAATGCAAGGCGTCGAGGACACGACGCGATACGATCCGTCAACCGGCAGGGGGGTCTGGACGGAGGCCTATGAAGCGCTCGAAGCGGCGCTGAACGACAGTGCGGCGGACATGTCAATGCTCGCCGATGACGGAACCGTCCAGAACGATCCGCTGACTGTAGCCCGCAACGACACCAGAAAAGGCATGCACCTACCAACCATCCCGCAACAGGCGCAATCGGTATCGACATACGCCCTCGAAGACTCAGACGCCGGAACCGGCATAGACACGTCCTGCGTTGACGCACAGGCGCTTTCCGACCTGCTCTCGGACAAGACGGTTGCCAATGCCATCGACAACGACGAGGAAAGCTTCTACGCAAGCCTCATGCCGCAACCAATAACCAGATGAAAGGTAGTAGAAAAAATGAACGATGACCAGCAGTACGTCAGCTTCGACCGACTCGTATCGCAGAAGCTTTCCGAACAACTCGCCGACGCGAACCGGCAGATCGCCACACTCGCCGCCATGTGCGACATCAAGGACGCGCAGATAGCCGAACTCCGCAGCCAGCTCGAAAACAAGGACGACGGCAATGGCAACGCTTGACAGCTTCCGCGAAGCCACAGGCGAACCCATCCAACTCGACCTAGCCAACGGCTACATCGCAGACATACGCCTCAACGCCGGCGACATCAACGGCCGCACCATCACCGTCGAACTCACCGACAACGGCACACCCATCACCACAACCGCCGAAATCACCTGCGCGCTCGACTACAACACCAGTCCCGGCAGCAGCCTCGGCGACCGCGTGACCATGAGCCCGGTCAGCGGCGCGGCCACGGCCACGTTCCGCGCAGCGGTGCCCCGCAAGGCGCTCGCCAAGCCCGGACGCATCCTGTTGGGCATCGAGATCAGCAGCGGCGGCCACAAGGTGTGCTCGCGCAACTTCTACGGGCTCGTGGAACGCGCCGTGTTCGACGCCACGTCACCCGACGCGGACGACAAGCTCGGCCGGATCGAACAGCTCATCCTCGACGCCGACAAGGCAACCAGCAGCGCCAACACCGCAGCAGGCAAGGCCAACACGGCCGCGACGGCGGCGAACAGGGCCAGACG